TCTGACATAATCTCCCTTAATTTTTTAACAGATTACTTGCAATCCTATAAGCATCGTGTGCTGTTGTGTCTGGTGCAACATTGTTAATGTTTTCCATAAGAACTCTGGAAGCAACATTCAAAACTGCGCGAGCAACTGCTTCGGCAGGTGGTTCATCCCAAATCATGTAAGCGTGTTTGATTTCGGCAATGGCTGTATCTAAAATTTCGCCTTTGATTTCGACTAGATTTCCCATGGGTTTATCTTATCGAACATTCCTGATTGAGCCATGATAAAAACTTTCCTGCGTGCCTCTTTTGCTTCCTCAAGGGTTTCTGAGCCTTTGTTCCAAACAGGATTCCAGCATTCAACCTCACCCTCCTCATCGGCTAGGAAAACGGCTGATTCGAACCAATCTTCCTTGACCCCATGACCATTCATGTGAACGGTGGAAATGTAATAGGTTTTTTGTGCCTCAATACTGTTTACCACTTCGGATTCAATGGGTCTGTGAGGTTTAACATTTCGGATACCAATTTCGGCAATGGTGTTTATTAACTGGGTCAGAAGAAGAGCGATGTATTCGTTGTTTTCTTCTTGCGCTGTTTTGATGAATCGTTCTAATAAATCAATTGATTTTGCATCATCAATTAGATTTGTGGCATCAATTGTGTCATCTGCCAACTTGTTCTCCCTAGTTTTCTAATGACTCCAGATAGTTTCTGCAATCATCACAAACTAGCATCCAGCCTCTAAAAACTGTGGCATCTGCGATGGCGTGGCATTCCATACATCGCACTACTGGGTCAGATATTGCATCCATGGTTTCCTAACAAGGAGGGCATGGCACGAAAGGGGTAGGTGCCATGCCCAGTCTAGGGAAGAACAGCCTATCTCTTAGGCGTATCCTTTTGCTTCCAACTCGGTCTTGATTTCTTTCAGTGGTTTTGGTTTCCAGTTTATGTCACGCTCAATCGCTGGAATTCCCATGAACTTCACTGATTGTAGTTCTGAAAGTGAGAAGTAACCTAACTCGTTTTCGAATCCTTGGACTAATCCAAAGAATGTGTCCTCACCATCGAACTCGGTTGCGAACCAACGCCAATTGTTCGCGATTGAGAAGAATTTGACTTGGGCTATTGCTTCCATGCCTTTTTCTTCTTGTGAATATAGTTTTGGTAATTTGTTTTCTATTTCTTTTGTTAGTAACTTCATTTAGCCCCCTCTTCGTTGATTAAACCCTCTTCGATTAAATATTTAGCCATGCGACCATAACTACCTTGTAATGTCCAAGCCAAACCTGTGTCAACAAGTTCTTGGAAAAACTCGATAGTTTTATCTTCTGATAATTCGCCACTTTCGTAAGCGATTATGTTATCTACTAACTTCATTCGGTCTCCCTTCCGATAACTCCAGCATACCTTACTGGGGTTTAGTTGTAAAGTTTCACTGATGAATAAGTAACTGTTTTTCTAACAGTTTTATCTTTCACAACTCTGTACAAATCAAGAACATATTGCATTTGACCATCGGCAATAGTTCTCCAACCATCAACAAACCAGATTGCTTTGCCGTTTTGTTTCATTACGACTGGTTCACCTAGACGATAGAAGTGACCGTATTTGTTTTCCATTTATTTGCCTCCTTTTTTATTGCCAACTGCTTTCTTGTAATTCTTTTTCACACATTTGCCACATACTTTGTACTTGGTGAAAGCGACCATTAAATCGTTTTCATTTCCACATTGAACACATTTGCTATTCATTTATTTCCCCCTTTTGATTCTGATTTTACAATTAGGACACTCATCAAACTTCTGACGATAATCCCAACTTGCAATAAAAATCATTTCTGTCTGACATTTATCACACTTCATGTTGGGTCTCCCTTCCCTGATACTTCTATTGTACTACACCCCTGTTTAGTATGCAAAGACCCCCACCCCTGTGTTTTGTACAAGATTTTGTAAGACACGAACTTGACCCCTCCCAGATACTAAACTAGGGTTATGTTATACTGGTTATATCAGGAAGGGAGAACTGATGATAAGACAGATACAAAACATGGACAAAAAAGAATTGTCATACAGAGGCATCGATGCCTACGAAATCGGTTTGACTCTTTTCTCAGAGAAGTTTCACGAATCACAAAGCGAAAACCCATGCAGTGTTTGTGGAAGAAAAACAAACCTGTCAATCGGAATCCATGTAGGTGGTGGAGGAGGAACAATCGTTCACCCAGAAGACATTGAACTAGCAAGAGATGGTGGATACATGGGATTCTTTCCAATCGGAAAAGAATGTATCAAAAAAGTTCCAAAAGAATTCAGAGTTGTTTGGGAACAATTACCAGAAGACAAAGATGGGTGGAGAAAATGATAGTTGATACCAAAGACAAAATTCTTGACCTAATCAAACAAGACCAAAACGCAAAACTAAATCCCGAACTCCAACAATTCTTAACCGACACACCAATCGGTAAATACATCAAACACCCACTCGTATTCCAACCATTCATATCAACAACAATTGCAAACCAACAACTAGAACAAAAATACAACCAAGTAAGAAAAGCGTTAGACACAAAAAACTTTAACCAATTCATTTTCCTACACGAAAGACCATACAGACTTTTAGCATTCGTTGACATCAAACGAAACCTAAACAACAAAAACTATTGGAAACTATTATCAAACATTTGGACTGACACCGAAAACTCTTACCAAGATTTAGAAACTTGGAGAAAACTTTTCCAATCAAAACGCAACCACAAAGAAAACTTGATGGATGAACAAGAACTTGAAACCCTTGAATCGTTAGACAACGAACTGGTTGTGTACAGGGGTTGTGTTAAGAACCTGAATGAGAATGGTTTGTCTTGGACATTAGACAAGAACCAAGCCAAATGGTTTGCCAACAGGTTTGAAAAAGATGGTGTTGTGCTTGAGAAAAGAATCAGCAAGAAAAGCATTGTTGCTTACTTCAACGGAAGAAACGAAGAGGAGGTGATAGTCGCATGAACATATACACTTGCTACTTCTGTAATCGGGAAATGGAATTCTTTAGTGGATTACTGATGCCAATGGGTTACATCAATGGTGACAGAACTCGTGTTTTTGCTTGCCTAAAATGTGTTGATAAACACGATGCTTAAAAAAGGAGAAAAAATGACAACAGGTGACATTCTTGACACATGTACACAATGCCTAAAAATTGGTCCATACAATCTGGTTCGGGCTTGGTCTGTTAAAGGTTACAACAGATTAGATTTTGCTTTCTGTTCCGAAGATTGTGCTCGTGATTTTGAGCAAAGTTGCGAGTAAGATTATTTTTTCTTATCTTTAACTTGCAGGTCGTAATCGTAACGCTCAGAATCCTCAACAAGCCATTTATCGGCATCCTCAACATCCCATTTACGAGAATTCACAACCCTGTCAATCAACTTCGTACCAACCTTGGTAGTAAACGAAGGTTCAAATAAGAGGACACGATTGTTTGGTTGGATAGCAAAGTTACCATCACCTCTTTCAATCACATGACCACATTTGTGTTGCCCCGGTGATTCAGAATAACCATCATCTAAACGATTCGATTCAGAATTATGCCAATCCAAGGTAAACAAGTATTTGCCTTTCACAACTTCTTTGTGCCTGTTTCGGTATTGCATTCTCATGTTCGCAAGGTTCGCAAATCTTGTCACACTGATGAATGGGCTGAAAGAATTCCAAAGAACCAAATCATGAATGTCAACTTCTGGGGTGTTTGGTTTTGTGCAGAATGCGTTGATAGGCATACGCCACCAAATCCCACCATCTTCCATAAGGAAATGAAACAAAGGTGAACGATTCTGGACTGAGGCAACACCGAAGATTACAACAGGAAAATATTTGTCATGCGAGTCTTGTTGGTCACGAAGAAAGTTTCCACGAACATAGCATTCGATAGGTGGAATGTTTGCGTTTAACTCAGGAATGATAATTCCTTACATATTGTAAGAAGTTTTTTTGTCTTTCTTTGGCATATTGTAGCCGTAGCCACCCATTGCCATTTCTACTTCTTCTTCTTCTTCGTCTTCCATTTCGTCTTCTTCTAATTCAATTTCAATTTCTAAACCATTAGCATCCATGGCTTTTTTCTTCTTCTTCTTTTTACCACCCATAACAGAATCAACATGAACAGTGTTCATAGTTGGTTCGGCTTTCTCCATGCTTTCAATTTGTGTAAGTGTTGACATTTTATGACCAACTTGAACATCGGCTTCTTTACCTGCACGATAAAGTTGAATCAGAACTGCTGGGTCATCCTCTGTGCCATTGATTGTGAAAGATGAATCTGGAACATTGATTTTACCGTCACGAACAATACGAACAATTTTTCCTCTTGCTGTGCCACCTGAAGAATTCCATGAAACAAAATCACCTGTTTTAAGGTTTTTGGCTTTTTGGATTAATTCTTGTTTTTGAACAGATTGGGAATAACTTGGAAACAGAATTGTGGAGGCATCGCCTGTGCGTTCGCCTCTTGATTTTTCAATAAAAATACCCATGTGTTTATCTTACCTCACTTTTAAGCAACAAGTGCTTCGTCTAGGAGACCAAAAATTGCATCATCCAACTCAAGGTCAGGGAAAGCCTCAAATGGTTCATCTAGTGGTGGAACAAAATCATCAACAGGGATTTCACCTGATAACCATTGTTTAGGTCTTGTGTCGGTTGGTCTGATTCCCGAATTAACGGCTAAAACAATTGTTGCTTTCGTAAAATTTCCGATACGAACTTCTACTTCGTTAGAATCAATATCGTTAACTTTTTGAATTATGACATGATGATATGTGTCATCACGAAAAATTCTTAACTCTTGCCCAGCCTTGTAGATTCTAGGCATTTACCCAAGCATGTCGGGCTGGCTTCACACCTGCTGGAATTGCTGGAGTAGTTGCAGCACTCTTCGGCACTGCTGAGATTGTTGGTGTGCCTTTGAAATCGTGTAAAGCAACGGCTGATTGGCTGGTCACTCCTGTGATTCTTAAATACTTGACAACACCTGTGGCGTTTTCGTAACGAACTGTTTGGTTCTTACGAACCTTGTATTGAGCAGACATGATGTCCTTTCATAGAAACCTGTCTAAATTATATCGCTAAATTTCCCACACGGTGAGAATTACTGATGGGATACCCGGTCTTGTTGGGTTAGTTTGTGGTCCTTCAGCGTAAAGCCTTAAGTCAACATCTGCTGAATACCAATAAATCTCTGCATATTCTGTTGAGGCTAAAGGTGTAATAAAATTCCAAGAAGCAACAACTTTGTCAACAGCGTTTGATGGCAAAGTTATACGAGTATTTGAATAAGGAACTGCTGTTCCATTGATAGCAAACCAAATATCAATATCGTCAGAACCACCATCTGTTTTATCAACCTGAGCAGAAAATTGTATGTTGTATTCACTGCTGTGACTTGGTGTGATTCTTGTGTTATTAACAATTGTTATCTCGTTAGCATCAGAAATTGTTTCAAATATCATCGCAACTGGGGCTGTGCCACCACCTGTGTTTGTTTGTGTTGCTGTGGAGAATGCGCTCAGATTGTGTTGATGGTATGCAGTGGTTTGTTCTGTTGAATCACTGAAACGAATTAAGTCGTCAACGATGAGTGAGCCAACGGATGCTTCGCCTCTGGTTAGACGATTATTATTTGCCATCCCACAATTTTACATCTTCCAAGGGTTAGATTGACCAAAACTGACAGGAACAACTGGGGTGACATCGGATAATCTTTTAGGGTCATAAATTGCTAACAAAACGGCTTCAGCCCTATCGGGTGAATGAACACCTCTTCGTTTCATATCTGCCTTAGATTCGATTTGGATACGACCTGAAGAATCTGATTTGAAAGTTGGTCCAGCAAGTTGTGTCAATGTTTGTCGGTCAATGTCTAAATGAACTGATTGTCTGCCATCGATAGGTTGCATCAAGGTTCGACCATTCCACCAAAGTTCTGCTCTTGTGTTTCTAAACTTTGATTCATCCTTTGCTCGTTCGGCAACATTGATTGGAACAATTTTTCCTTTATGTCTTCCCTCTTGCTCCCACTTTTGCAATAACGACACAACACCCCAACCAACACCGATGGTGTCCACTTTAACTCGAACCTTGTTTGTGTTTCCACGCTTTTCATGTTCTTCTTGTGCTTTATCAATTTCTTGTTGGATTACTTGTGCAACATCAACAGCGTTTGCGTTCTGTTTACCTGATGAGCGATGAACGATTGTGCATTTGAAACCATCAGCCTTAGCGATAACGAACTCGTCTCCACCATCTGATGCAATATCGACACCAAGTTTTATGTCTTGTGAATCAATCGGGTCATCGTTTTGTGTTGCCATCTCAGCCCAAGTGAAAGGAATAACTTTTCCAACACTGCTTCTTGGGAATCGGGCGTGAACTCTTGCTTCAATGAATGGTGAATCATCACCGAATTCTGAAACAACATCATCAACCCAAGTTTGGTCAACAAGGTGTGATGCAACATCGTGTGTTTCAACATGTGGTGGGCATGAACGGCAACGCTCAGTTTTCTCACCTGTGAAGTTTGGTGTATCGAGTGCTGATATGGGAATCACATTGTAAAGAGGCGAATTGCAAATACGCTCAAACCATGTGTCCTCTAAATCTGTTGGAGGGTTTCCAAGAACCAAAAGTCTTGTGTGACCACCTGTCATCAAAGATTCAAGTGCTCGACCTATCGTGTCACTAATTCCACCTGCCTCATCAACAACAACAAGAAGATTCGGTGCATGTATTCCTTGAACTGCTGTCTCATCATGCGCTGCTGGACTAAACCCATAACCAACCACTGTGTTATTGATTTTCCATTGCACTGTCAAAACATCACCGGGTAAATCGTTTTGCGCTGCAACCTGTCTAATGTTTTTCCACAAAATGTTTCGCACTTGGCGATGTGTTGTCGCTGTGGTCACTGCAACTGCTGTTCCCGGGGGATGAACACTTATCCACCAAGCAACAGCGCGTGCAGCCAAGTGTGATTTGCCGGGGGCGTGACATGCTGGAACAACTGTTCGTTTGTTATCCCTAACCGATTCAAAGATTTCAATTTGTTTTGACCATAAAGATTCACCTAAACCATCGAGGACAAAACCAACTGGGTCATGCTCATACTTTGCCCACTTGTTTGTTAACTCTGCATCTAACATTTGTGAAATGACATAGCGTTCTTGGTCATTCAACTCAGCGAGCAACAAAACTCGTTCTTGAGGTTCTAGTCTGAGAATCTCATCAACAATTCGTGTTTGCACGGATTATTCACCTTTTCGTGCGTTAAGTATCTTTGATACCTTTTCTTCAATCTCCTGTGTTGAGACCTCAAGTTTGATTGGTGCGCCTTCTGCACCTGTGTGTTCAAGTTGTTGTTTACGACCAAAGACTTGTTGTTGTGTTCTTTCTAACCACCATGCTGCTGCTTGCCAAGTTCCGTGATGTG